AATATCTAGAGAATTATGTAAAAGTTAATGAGTTAAAATGGTGTGATGTTAACATTGAATGGTGTAGACATTGTCATTATGAAATAGATCCAGAGACAAAAGAACTTGGTGAGTTTCTAGAAAGTTCTGGTATCGAAGGTGATTATCTCGAATGGAATCCAGAGACTCAAGAGTTTGATGAGAGAGAAGACGAAGAGGAGGAGGAAGAATGAGTGAATTTAGTAGTGACATTTTGGATAAAAAATATGATGAGGATGGTGATGAGTTAGACAAACATGGGTTTAAGATTAAAAAGTACCCTGATGGTATGAATTCTGTATTCAAATCAGTGGTAAATTGTGAGAATATGTGTGGACTAGATAGGAATTTAATGGCAGCAATTATTAAAGGTGAATGGACTCAATGTACTACATCAGATCACAGTGGTAGAACTAGTAAAAAAATTGTTATAGAATATGATATAGAAACCAAATCGTAATGAAAATTTCTATTGTTGGTGGAGGAAATGCTGGATGTTTAACAGCACTTCACTATTCATATTATCTTCAAAATGAAGGGATTGAAAATGCTGAAATTGAATTAGTATATGATCCTACAGTATTGCCAGAAAGAGTAGGGCAAGCAACTCTTTTAACTCCACTTATACTATTGTGGGGTGTTAATGGATTTAATTGGTACAATAATAATATAAATGCCACAATGAAAAGTGGTATATTATATGAAGGATGGGGTAAAAAGAATGAGAAAATTTATCATTCATTTCCCCCTAGTAGTATGGCAATGCATTATTGTCCTTGGGAAATGCAGAAGAGTATATTAGATTCTGGATTGTTTAAAGTTATTGAAGATGAAATAGATCCTAAAGATGTAGATGCTGATTATGTTTTTGATTGCCGAGGTAAACCAGGAGATTTTTCTAACTATAATGAATTAAAGAATCCTACTAATGCATGTATTCTCGCTAAACCTAATTGGGATACTACCACCGCATTATGGAGTCGTCATGTTGCCACCCCCGATGGGTGGACCTTTGTAATACCCACTCATTCTTTTTCTCCTTCTCATGATTATTGTGTAGGGTATTGTTATAATAGCGATATAACCTCACGGGAAGACGCGGAAAAGAATTGTTTAGAACTTTTTGATGTAGAGATTACCAAACATACTAATTATAAAAATTATATTGCAAAGAATCCTGTTATTGATGATAGGATAATTTTGAACGGGAATAGATTATTCTTTTTAGAACCTATGGAATCATCTTCAACCGAAGGATATTTGACTTGGGCACGCTGGACTTATGATGCTATAATCAGTAGGAATAGAACTTTAGGGGAGACGGAGAAATGTATTAGAAAATATATAGATCAACTTCAAAATTTTATTCTTTGGCATTACCAAGCAGGATCCAAATATGATACTCCCTTTTGGAAGTATGCTAAACAATTTAAATTTAAAGATCCTGAATTTAATTTAATGCTTAAAGGTTCTCGAAAGGCGGAAAAATTTTATCAAGTTTTCCGAGATGAGTATGCGACAAAACAATATGCTCAATGGCATACTTACTCTTTTAAGAACTGGGATGATGGAATAGGATTTTTGTGATATAATTAGTACTGTTTAAAGGAGATGAATCATGAATGTAAAAGATTATCTTTGGTATCCTTATTTGGAATATCAGAAACAATGTAAGAAAGAAGGTAAGGAAGATACTATTACAGAATGGTTAGTTATTACAGGCAAGATTCCTGCTCCATCTAAAACGATAGAAAAGGTAGTACCTAAAACAATAAAGACTAAATCAAAGGCAAAGAGACAAGCACCTAAACCAGCATGGGGGAACAAGAAATGACTGAAGAAAAGAAAGAGAAGAAGAATACTTCTTTGAAAGAGAAGCCCAAGTATCCACCAGAATCTCATGGACCAGGATCTCCTTTGTCGGATGCAAATGTTAAAGGTTTTTATACCGAGACAGAATCTTATCTAGATTTTTTATCACTTTACTAAATAAAATTTTTAAAAAAACTATGACCGACCTTAAGAATTTCACGGTTTACTCACGTGAAGGTTGTCCTTACTGTGACAAAATACAACAGGTATTACAGCTTGCTGAATTAAGGCACGTTATATATAAACTCGATAGGGATTTCGACCGCGATGCTTTCTATCAACAGTTCGGTCAAGGTTCTACCTTCCCTCAAGTTGTTTTAAATGGAGATAATCTTGGGGGTTGCACTGATACAGTACAATATCTCAAGGAGAACAATCTGGTATAATGAAACGTCCTGAAGATGATTTTGATACCGTCTATGATCTTTTAGAACACGCAATTGATTATGCTTTTGAGGGTAAGATGACTCTCAAGTTTTATGAGTTTCTAAAGTATCGTAAGACTACGAAAGCAGAAGTGGAAGCATTTCTTCAGAGTTCTACTGCACGGGAGATTGGTAATCTTGTGTTAGATCTTACAGAATATATCAAAGGCGGAAAGGATAGAGATCATCAACAGTTACGTGAGGGGTATGGGCATATTCCTAAACCCCAAGCAAGAAAAATAAAAACATATTTGGCAGGCATCCTTGAAGATGCAGTGAGGTATAGGCATGACCGAAGACCAGGAAGACGCAAAAAAGGTTCTAAATAAAGACAAACCTCTGGAGATTAACAGAGGGGTTGAATTATTGTTGCGTAATAGGAGGAAGAAACCAGAAAAACCCAAAACCTTTCAGGTAAAGTTCGGAAAACTGGTTTCTCTCTGGAACAGGGAAATTGTTTTTCACTTTAATGTTTACCTGGACATTAGAAAAACATAGAACTCTGGAGACGCACCATGGAAACTACCATAGTAACTTTGACCTTAACGACTGTAGTGTCGTTCCTTGCATTAATAGTAGGAGGTATGATAGGATGGATGGCAAGACAGCATTCATATGAGACGACTCCTCAGATAGTGTACACCCACCCAGAGATGTTCGATGAAAACGGGCAACTGGTTCCTGATGAAATTGTAGCAGTTCGATTTGAAAACAATTATGACACCGACGAAGAAGACAACGACGACGACTAGAAAACCAAAGCATAAGCCTTCAGTCACCGTTAAGGCCCGTCCTCCAAAACAGACAGTCCCCATTGG